GCACAATGGATGCAACAACCAACATCAGAAGAAGGTGCAATATTAAAACGTGAATGGTGGAGAACTTATACTGGAGACGAGATACCACAGCTGCAGCACGTTATACAATCTTACGATACAGCATTTTTAAAAAAAGAAACTGCGGATTACAGTGCGATAACGACATGGGGTATATTCTATCCTGACGAAGACTCAGGTGCTAATTTAATATTACTTGATGCCATAAAAGGTAGATACGAGTTCCCTGAACTTAGAAGATTAGCATTAGAGCAATATACTTATTGGAAACCAGAATCTGTTATAGTTGAGGCAAAAGCTAGTGGTTTGCCCTTGACCTACGAACTACGGAACATGGATATACCGGTTGTAAACTTCACACCATCAAAAGGTAACGACAAGCACGCCCGTGTAAATGCGGTTGCACCTTTGTTCGAATCTGGTATGATATGGGCTCCGGAGCAAAAATTTGCCGAGGAAGTCATTGAGGAATGTGCAGCATTCCCCTACGGCGATCATGATGACCTTGTGGATTCTACGACACAAGCAATTATGCGATTCAGGCAGGGCGGTCTGATCGGTCACCCTGAAGATTACGTAGACGAAAAGGCAGAGAAACCTAAAAGAGTGTATTATTAATGTCAAAGATTAAACTTGGAAAAACAGGAGTAGAGGTTATTAAAGAATGGGTAATAAAAACTTTTCTTAAACAACAACCAAAAGGTGTTTTAACAACTTTACCCAAAAAAGATTTTGTAGAGTTAAACACAGGTATCACTGCAGAAAGATTAATGCGAAATGGTGTTGATCCAAATTCAATTAAAAATGTAGATCAAGTTGACAACATAATTAATCAATTAAACAAACCTAGAGTTATTTCTCAAGACAATCCTGAATTTCAAGGTATCATGAATAAAATGATGGGTAAAAAAGGTGAAGTGTTTAATCTACAAGGAGAAAAATTAGATCCTAATTTACCTATTTCTGGAGGCACTCAAGAAGGTAAAAAAATAAACAGAGAATTTTTTACAAGAAATGCAGAAGCTCAAGAAGTACAAAAAAGAATTGAGTCAGGTGTAGCATCCACTGTAGAAAAAATGTTAGCAATGGATCCCATCGATGCTATGAAGGAAGCAAACAAAGTTATTGGTAGAAAAGGTCCATATAAAAATTTATCACAAAAAGATGCTAAGAAAATTTTAAATGATACTGAAGACCATATCTTTGAAAGAGATTTTAAAACACCAGATGATCCTGACTTTGATCCAGAGTCGATGGCAGATGGTGGTCGTATAGGTTTAAAAAAAGGTATGGACAGAAGAACGTTTATGAAAATTATGGGTGGTCTTACAACTATACCTGTTTTTGGTAAATTTTTTAAAGGTGCAGAAGTTGCGGCGCCTGTAGTAGAAAAAGCTGCAGAAGTTGCAAGCGGTGCTCCACCGTATTTCTTTAACCTTGTAAATAGAATTAGAGCACTAGGTAAAAAAATTGATGGTACAAAAGAAAGATCAGAGGCCTATAAGTATAAAGATTATGATATGCAGATTGATAATGACACAGGACAAATAGAAATCTCAAAACAAAAACTGGGTTATGATGATCGTGTAGGAGAAGGAGTAGTTTCTGAAGAATATATGTCTTTTAAACCAGGTCGAGCAGATGAAACAACAGGTGGTAAAAAAGTTGTAGATGAATATGAAGAGAATACAGGTTTTACGGATAAAGATGGTAAATTAAAAGATGTAGAACCAGGTGTGTCTGAAGAGACAGTCATGGACGGTAGTATATCAAAAGAAGAATTAGAACAAGAAATAATAGAACAACTTTCTAAAGAAGCACCGTCAATTAAAAAAGCAGGCGGCGGTATTGCAAGAATGCTAGGAGAATAGCATGGATCTAGTAGATAAGATTATAGAACTTACAGACTTATTTGACGACAACGTAGTAACAACAGCAGATAAAATACCTCAACCAGAACCAAGAAAAGATGTTCTAGACAGAGAGGCAATCAATAGATTTATGAAAGACAATCCACCTGGCATGGCTAGTGGTGGACGAATACCTTTTGAAGAAGCAGGATCAGTTAATAAAGGAGGAAGGCCAATAGCAAAAACAGGAGTGAGCGCGTACATAAGAGAAGTATTAGGAAAACTTCCTAAAGGAGGTAGATTTGATGCTGAAGCTCTTGCAAAAGATATAATACAAAAATTTCCAGATTCTTCAAAAAGTTTTATAGATAAAAGAGATGGGAGTGTTTCAACTTCTACAATTTATAAAGTAATTCAAAAAGATAAAAGTTTAAAACCTTTAAAATTAAAACCATATAACCAAGCTGAAAAAACAATTATAAGAGCACAAAATTTTATAGATAATTTTATAAAAGAAAATAATAGAAACCCAACTGTCGGTGAAGTAAAAGTTGGTGCAAATGTAGATCCTACCTATTTAAAAAAATATAAAGAATCTGGTAAGATAAAAGGTATGCAAAATACTATTTTTGATGCACACCAAATAGTCATTGATTATTTAAACAAGACTGAAAAACCATCTATAAAAGAACTTCAAAAATTAGTGGGCGGTGCACAACGTGTAAAAAATGCAGAAACATTATTAAGTAATATGTATTTAAGAACATTGGAGGCGATGAGAAACAGGTCTGCGGGTATTGATCAACCAAGTTCTGTTTACAAAGATTTTTCAATTAAAGAATTAAATGTTTTAAAAGAAAAAATTAGAGCAGTTCCGGGTTATAAAGATTTATATACTAGACAAATAGAAGATTTAGTTTCAGAGGCGTATAAAAATCAACCTAAAAAATTAGATAAAGCTTTAAAAAAAATTGGTAAATTTAAAACATTAAATTCTGAACTTCAAAAAATAGGTGTTAATTTACAATTAGATCACCCTCTATCTTTTGATTTTATAAACAAAGCAAAAGGAGGAGCAGACCCCGACGAATTAATTAGAGTAACACCTATACCAGAGAGGGTAAATAATTTTAAATCAAATTTAGATAATAAATTAATTGATATATCTAATACATTAAAAAATAAACCAGGTGATAAAAAAGCTTTAAGTTTATACTCGGATGCTCAATCTATAGCTAATGATTTAGGAATAAGTATAGGTAAGATATCAAAAGCAGGTAATATTATATCTGCACAAGCAGCAAGAATAGGCGATACTCCTTTACTGCCAGAGGTTAGAAAAGGAGCTGAAAGACAAAATGCTTTTAGAGAATTTGTAAAAAATATTTCTAACGATCCAAGAATACAGAATCTTAATATTAATTTAAAAGAATTAAAAAATTTAGCTAAACTACCAAAAGTAGATGTTGCAAAGTACGATGCAGCTGTAAATAAATTTGTAAAAAAATCTGGAAAATTTGGACTACCTTTTGCAGCGGGATATTTAGGTATAAAAGAACTTTCTACTCCAGCGCAAGCAGCTGACGGCACAGAAGCAACAGCGTTTACAACAGGAGAAAAAATTGCAGGTGGCACGGCAGCAGCTGGTGCGTATAAATTTAGAAAACCAATTATAGAAGGAGCTAAAGCTACAGGTAGACTTGCATTAAAAGCTTTAGCACCTTTTGGTCTTCCTATAGAGGGTGGTTTTGTTTTAAGTGATTTAAAATCAGGATCATCTGTTCCAGAGGCTTTAGCTGATGTTGTTATGGCTGGTGGTATTTTTAGAGAGAGGGACAAAAGAAAATTTATAGAAGATAAATACGGAACAGAAACTCTTAATAGATACGTCGCTGCAAAGACTCCCGGTATTACAGATTACATGGATATGCCAACTGCTTTACCTGCACTGTCTGAAGAATTACAAAGAATAGATACTGAGGCTGATGCTTATCTTCAAACATTAAGAGGTGAAAGAGCGGCTGAGTTTGAAAGAAAATCTAATCTACCAAAACCTGGTATAGATCCTTTTCAAGCTGCAGGCGGTGGTATTGCTAAATTAGCAGGCGATTCATCAGGCGCTATGCTAGAATCAATGAACCCTGATTCACAAGGGTTGCGGTCTTTAAAAAAGCGTGTTAAAACAATATAGGAGTATATATGGCAGATATAGATAAGGGACTCCCGAACACTAGAACTAAAATTGATGTTCCAT